TTGTTGGTTAAATCTAAAACATATTGTTCATGATTGTTGTGTATTAGATGTCCTGTATTGGTTATATCGGGTGTGCATGGTTGTACCCATTCATCACTCCAACCTGCTAATGTATTAATAAAAACATCGCATACTGTTCCGTATGGACACACTCCAAAATATAATTTACTCATGCTATTATAATAGCATAAAGGTTAGCTTATGTCAACCCACATACTGCCATTATATCCTTGGAATTTATTTGTACTATTGTTGAAAATAATCATACCTGCTTCGGCGTCTAAATCATTACGTTGTGTACTGTTAATGGGGTGTGCTTTAAATGCATATCCGCCAACTGTACCTTGATGATTTACACTTAATCTTTTTGGTCCTATTATATCCGGTGGATTTGTTCCGTCGGCTACACTTACACCAAATAGTGTTCTAATACTGCCTGTGTTTGATATTGTTGACTCTGGGTCTGCAATATAACCCCATGCTCCTGCTTGTGCATAATCAGTTCCGTTATGAGCTAATATTGCTTTAAAGTCTAATATTTCGCCAGGTGCTATACTTGCTTTTTCTCCGTTGCTTACTCTATGAAAATGCGCACGTTGTCCTGCTAAATTTGTTGAATGAGGAACAACTATAAAATCGTTCTTTTCTCTAAAGTTATTAACTAATGTAGTATCAGCAAGTTCTGGCCCAGTTGATATTGTGGTAATGTTTGGACTGCCGCCAATAGATATTATACCATTGTCTGAAATAGATAATCCTATATGGTCTTCATTTCTAACCATGCCTTCTAAATCGCCAACAACATTGCCTTCAACATTGCCAGTGTGTGTGCCACTAGTGTCGCCTAAAACATCGCCAACAACATTGCCAAAGTGCTCACCGGTTGTGTTTCCAAAAACATCACCTTCGACATTACCAATTAAATTACCTGTAACATCACCAGTCAAGTCACCTGTTACATCGCCAAACACTTCTCCATAATGTTGACCAGAGACATCGCCTAACAGAGTACCGTATAATTGTCCGATAGTTGCTGTAGCCGAAGTCAAGTCAGCAACAGTGAGATCATTTTGTAAAACAATGTTTTGTACAGTAACAGTATCTATTGTTAGTGTACGATTAGTAGCATCCAATATAACATTTTCTTGATCGTCGATTACGTCACCTTGTAAATTACCTGTGACATCTCCAAATACTTCTCCAACTAAGTCGCCAGTTACATCTCCTATAAACACAGCATCAGCACCTGTGCTACCTGGATTTAAAACAACAGAGCCGTTACTAGCTGTAACATTCCCAGCCAATACTCCGTCAAGTTTTCCTAATAGTACGTTGTTTGCAGTATCGACTAATGTTGAATTGTCACTGCCTACTACAGGACCTCTAATTGAACTACTCCAGCTATCTACTAGAACAGAGCTATCGCTGCCTGTAATTGTTAATCTTACTGTGTCACCAGGTATTATACTCATGTTTGTCTCCTACACTTATTTATCAGAAGTTTTTGTAGATATTGTTCTTTCATAGCTCTGCGTTGGTTTATAGCATCTACTATAAATTTAGGGTCATTTGTTTGTGCTCTATATGTTTCTTCTTTGTTATACCCTAAATTTTTAATTCTATTATACTGTACAAATCCAGCAAGTGTAAATTTCTTGTGTGCATTTCGTGGATCATAATAGAATTGTTCTACAAGTTGGTCTGCTTCTTGTGCTGTCATATATGGAGATGTCCATTCAAACCAATTCATGTCGTTTTCGTTATGCTGGATGTCGTATTTTTGAGAGTCGTCTTCAATTTTACTAGTAGCGTTATATTGCCACCCGTCTACTGATTTTTTAAATCCATATTTAAACATATCATAATCGCTTATGTGTAATGGGTTTATCCCTCTATTAAATTGTTTAATATATAATCTATTATATGCAATAACATGTAACGGTACATCGGGCCTATGTAGCCACTCCATTGTATCTAAAACACTTTCTTTACTTTCTTTTGGTAATCCAATAATAAAATTGGCCCCTGTGTAAACATCGTCCTTCCATGCGTCTTTTAATTCATAGAGAAACTCTTTTAACATTTGAGGATCTGCACCCTTGCCTATAACTTTTCCAGCTTCCTGATTAAATGTTTCAATACCAAAGTTGGCAGTGACTAGTCCCATTTCGTGCAAAAGAGGAATCATTTCACGCTGGGCAGCAATAACATCTAAACGTAAGAATCCGCTAATATTAATTTTGAAAGGTAAACTGGTAATTACTTCGTGCAAATATTTTATTTTTGTTAAACTGTCGTTCATTGTATCGTCACTAACCATATAACCGGTCGTGCCGAAATGTTCATAGTTATACATAAGTTCGTCTCTTAATGTATCACCGTTTTTAGTATAATCTCCAAACTTCTTTCCATTTAGATTAAAAGCACAGAACGCACATTTAAAAATACATCCCCTAGCAGTTTCAATTGGTAATTCTTCATTTGGAAAAATATGATCTGATTCGTGCCATACAATTTTACTATCATTAAATCCTGCAAAGTCATACATCTTATCTGTAATTACGTTGCTGTTTTCCATTTCGATAACTTTAAGTTTGTCGCCAAATTTTAAGTGCTTTGATAATGCAACGGAAGATGCATCACCTTGTCCTAATATCCAATAGTCTACATTCTCAGTACTTTCTAATAATGCTTTATAGCCGCCAACAACAATTTTAGTTTTGGGATTTGTTTCTTTAATTTTTTTAAAAAACCCTTGCGTCTGTTCTTCTGTATGAGGCCAGAGCGTATGCCAAATTTCACCTAGTTGCGAAAGTGCGCCCATAGGAGGAGTAAGCCATACTTTTAGTTGTTCTTTGAAAGAAAGATGCTTACCGTACAACGTTGTTGCAAACCCTACCCAAAGAGTTTCGTCTGTAACACATGATTCTATTACCTGTTCGACTTCTTCAACTTCCATGTCACCATAAAATTCAACAACTTGAACAGTAAACCCGTTGTCTCTCAAGTCTGTTGCTAATCTATATGGTCCTGCGTATCTTCCAAATCCTAATGGTCCGTTACAATCATTAAATATGATTATTTCTGACATATAATTTCCTTAACTTTATCAAAAGTTGCTACTTGATCTTGTATTTCGGTCTTTGTTTCAAATAGTGTTTCGTACTCATGTAAGAGCGTATCTTTAGGAAACTTATAATCTATTTTATGCACGGCCATTGATTCATATATCCTTATGTAAAAAATATTTATCATTAAATAGTTGACAGGAACACGGATCTGTGTAATAATTAGTTTATGTATGATATATATTTTATTGGATCAAATGATCACCCTCAGTACCTAAAGTTAAAACAAAAATTTATAATTGCTAAAACGGCAGAATCCGTTGTTTCAGCAAAGGCACAATCGAATACAAAGATGTTATGGATTGTATATCCGGAAGTAGAACTCAATAATGATTGGGATTTTACATACACATCTAAGCCGGCTGATATAGAGTATACACACGTATTTTTAAATGGTAAAAATTACGACGGTGTTGCACTTATGCCAAAAGGAAGCCATCACGGGCCAGGAGAGCTTGCTGCTAGATTTTATATTAACAAAAAGTTTACAGATATTTCTGCAAGCACACCAATAAGTGAAACAAGTGATATAGTTTTCATCAGCTATCAAGAGCCAAACGCAGATGAAAATTATCAAAATTTGTTGGAAAGATTTCCACGAGCTAAACGGGTACATGGAGTAAAAGGAATACACCAGGCACACATTGAAGCTGCAAAACTTTGTACATCTGACAGAGTCTGGATAGTTGACGGTGATGCTGAAATAGTTGATAACTTTAATTTTGACTATGTACCTGAATGGTGGAATAGTAAAGCAGTACACGTTTGGCGCAGTATTAACCCGGTAAACGGTCTTGAATATGGATACGGCGGAGTAAAGTTGTTTCCAAGAGAAGAAACAATTAATATGGACACAAGTAAGCCTGATATGACCACAAGTATCAGTAACAAATTTGTAGCAATGATGCAAGTAAGCAACATTACTGGATTTAACACTGATCCTTTTAATACATGGAAAAGTGCATTTAGAGAATGTGCAAAGCTAAGTAGTCGTGTAATAGACAGACAAAAAGATAACGAAACACAACAACGTCTTGTTACTTGGTGTACAAAAGGTACAGGAGACTTTGCTGATTATGCATTCCAAGGTGCAAAGTCAGGAGCAGTATTTGGTGCTCGTAGTAAACACAACAGTGAAGAATTAAAAAAGATTAATGACTTTGATTGGTTAGAGGAGAGATTTGGTAATGAATGTAAATAATGAAATTGCAGTAGATAATATAAGTTGGTTGCATGGCCTACAAGAATATTTTGATTTTGTCAACGATAAAGAATCAAAAATGCTTGTTGATTTTTTCTTATCAATGATGTATTCAAAGGACAATATGATAAATTTGTCATTGGATCTTAACATTGCAGAATTTTTGCATTTTTTAAAGAAACAAACAACTAACGATATTTTTGATATATTTGACAAGTATTATAGAAATAATTATAATCCTATTTTCCTACAAGATGCATTTAGTAGAGGGCAAGTAAATAGTAAAATATGGGCAATGGAAGAACTTGCAAAAATACAAAAAGAATTTGATACTGTGTATGTACTCGGAGGATGGTACGGACAGATACGTTTGTTCCTTGAGCAAGTTATAGAATATAATAAAATGAGAGTGTTTGATGTTGATTCTGAAGCATGTTACATTAGTGATAAGATTTTTAATGCACAGCGTATTGAAGGTTATAAAGTAAAATCTGTTGAAATGAAACTACCAATGGCAAGTAGCAGCGATTTAGATAAAAACATGGAATGGATCAGCAGAACAGGGTGTACTTATAATGTTAAAAATTATACAACTGACAAAGAAATATTTGAAAAAACACAACCAAGTTTAGTGTTTAATACAAGTGCCGAACACATGCCTAGTACGTGGTATCAAAAATTTGTGCATAGACCAATGGAAAGCGATCCATTGTTTGTTATTCAAAGTAATAACTTGTTTGATGTTGAAGAACATGTAAATTGCGTACATAGTATAGATCATATGTGTAAAAAGTTTCCAATGGAGCGACTTGAATACGCTGGTGAACAAGAATTATATGGATATAAAAGATTTATGGTTATAGGACGTCCATGATAGATTTAGAAATATTAAGTTTAAGACAGTTACAAAAAGAAAGTGCAAGAGCTCTGAGTACAATGCAGGCTACAAATAATAATATTTGGCAATTTAATAAACAAGCACACCATAATAGTCAACAATGGTATAAAGCTGTAATCAAATGGTATATTGAGGAATACGGTGATTTGCCAAGTCAAACTGGCCCAGGCAAAAAGGTAAAGTTGGTGATAGAATGAAATTTACACAACCTTTAAAAATTTATCTATTCAAAGATCAAAATCGAGTAGATGTTAGTGTAAAGATAAATGAAACTTTAGTAAATGGTTATAGATTTACAATATCTGACTTTGAAAAAATAATTGATAATTGGCAAACTGGCATAGAGTTTGAATTTGAAGGCGGTTATGCAGTTATTGAATATAAAAAACACGGACCTAGACCTGAGCGTAAGTTAGATCCGTATGTGCGTTTTAGTATAAGTATAGGATACGGTACATTTCATCATAGATTTACCTATAATGATATGTTACAATTAGAAAAAGAATACTTCTATCAAAAGAATAATAAAATGTATTGGGACTAGGAATGTATAGTTATAGTGATGTTAGAACAGTTCATTTAGAGATTACACAAAAATGTCAAGCAGCATGTCCTATGTGTGATAGAAACATGAATGGCGGAGCAGACAATCCTCATATTACAAATGCAGAATTAAGTTTAGAAGATTGCAAACGTATCTTTAAACCCGAATTTATTGCACAGTTAAAAACAATGTTCATGTGCGGTAACTTAGGCGATCCTATTGTTGCTAAAGACACATTAGAAGTTTTTCGTTACTTTAGAGAACACAATCCTAATATGTGGCTCTCAATGAATACAAACGCAGGAGCAAAAGATGAAGCGTGGTGGAGTGAACTTGCCCAAGTCTTTGGTAGAATGGGTGCTGTTATTTTTAGCGTGGATGGTCTTAGTGACACTAATCATTTATACAGGCAGAATGTTGTCTGGGATAATGTAGAACGTAATATGCGAGCATTTATAAATGCCGGCGGCAGAGCTCGTTGGGATTATATTATATTCCAGCATAACGAACATCAAGTAGACGAAGCAGAAGCACTTGCTAACAAATGGGGCTGCGAAAAATTTATTAAGAAAAAAACCGGAAGATTCTTTAGTACTGCAAAACTCACAGGTAAAGAAACACACCAAGCAAAAAATCGCAAAGGCGAAGATACGCAAAACTTAGCAAAGCCTAAAAAAATAGAAAATGTAAATCTTGCATTATTAAAAGAAAAGCAATTAACAAAAGAATACGGCAGCATGGCCGATTACTATGATACTTGTAAAATTAAATGTAAAGTTGCAGCAGAAGGTAATATCTTTATTACTGCTGAAGGACTAATGATGCCGTGTTGTTGGACAGCCGGCCGTATGTATAAATGGTGGCATCCTGATCCAAGAGTAGAACAGGTTTGGGATTTTATTGATCGTGCTGGAGGTAAAGAAGGCATCGACGTTATTGACAACGATTTACAAGATGTAATGAATGGAACACTATTGTCTGATATACAAAACAGCTGGAATTTATCTAGTGTAAAAGATGGTAAACTAGGTGTGTGTGCGCAGAAATGTGGCACTGAATTTGATCCGTTTGCGGAGCAATTTAAATAGTGTTTGGACAGGCTGAGGTTTTACAAATAGAATTAAGTAGTATGTGTAATGCACTATGTCTAGGATGTCATAGAACAGAAGTTTATAATTTCAACGAATCAAAAAAAACAATACCAAAAAAACAAATAGTAGAAATTGATACTTTTAAAAAATTATTAGAATCAGATACAATGAGTACATTAACTGAACTTGAATTTTGTGGAACAATAGACGATCCTTTAATGCACCCGCAATTTTTAGATTTTTTGAATGTTGCTAGTAATCATAATCCTAAACTTATAACAAGTGTACATACAAATGGTAGTTTACGTTCGCCTGAATATTTTAAAAAAGTTGGCAATGCATTAAAGAAATTTAAATATCATAGTTTGCATTTTAGTATTGATGGATTGGAAGACACTAATCATATATACAGACAGAATACTGATTACAATAAAATTATAGAAAATGCTAAAGCAGCAATAGAAACAGGTGCTCATGTAAGATGGCAATTTTTAATATTTCCGTGGAATAGCCATCAACAAGACGAAGCCGAAGAACTTGCAAAAAGTATGGGATTCAGTAAGTTTGAAAAACGTTATGATTTATCTCACATAACCGAGACTGAAACTGTAGAAACTATCAATTCGAAGAAAAAATTAAATTTACCTTATCACAATAAACAATGGCCTAAAGATTATAGTGAGAAAGAAACACGTACAGTAAATTGTCGTAGCTTAGAACGCAAAATGTATTTCATGGGATATGATAGTAAAATTTGGCCTTGTTGTTTTTTACATAATGGTTATTTTATGCGTCATAACATGTTTGATCATCTGACAGCTAGAATTAACAAAAACTACGGCGACACATTCAACAGTTTATTACATAATAACATGGACGAAATTGTACAACATGAATTCTTTCAAAATGATTTAGTTGCAAGTTTTGATAACAAAGTTGGCGAAGGTAAGTGTGATAAAATCAAAAGGTGTGCAGATGTATGTACAAAGAAAAGGGTAATAAAAGTATGAGGAAATTTTTTGTAGCATGGATTAATAATCATCTACTAATAGATGACGATATTGTAAAAGGTGTTAGCGAAAATCTTACAGACTTTTGGTGGATAGAATTAGGCGCACAATTAGGGTTAACTAATATAAAACAATTTTCTTCTCATCAAAGTGCAATAGATTATGCAAAAAATAACAATGTAGAACATCTTGTTTGTATTGCAAAAGGCAATGATTTAGAAGTTGACGGTAGATTCTTAGAAACATTAGATAGTTTTCTAGTCGAAGATGATATATTAGTTGGACATGTTTTAGATAGACAACAGCGTTATATAGAACTACATGATCAAATATTTTATCTCAATATAAAAAAGTTAAGCAAAATTAGTGATTGTAATTTTAGTTCACACTCAGAGACAGTAACACTCACAAAACCAACACGCAGTGATGAAAATCATCACGATGAGTACACACCTTATTGGATAGCTCCTAGTGTATTTAAAGACGAGTATACAAATGTAAAGCCTGGCTATAAGATTATAAATGATATTTTATCTAACGGATATACAATAAGAAGTTTTGACAACTACGTGCGTAAGAGCAAATTTTATTTGTATCCTGATACTGATGATGCAAGCGACAAATTAGCTCAACTTATCGACAAACAACATATAAGTAAATTTTACGTTTATAACACTGATTCAAATAACACTAATCCAAAATTTGTAAAAAAATGCACAAATGAGCAGCCGTTAACACGCATGGTAACAGTAGCAGCAGGACTTAATCATTTAAAAACTATTCACGAAATAGGATATGCTGATAATTTTGAACTTATGTTTGCAGATTATGATAGATTTAGTTTATATGTTATGAAAAAACTGTACGAGACATGGGACGGTAAAGATTATGAAAAGTTTATTCGTAGTATAGATACAAGAATTTATAATGGAAATTTTGTTGCAGAAAACTTTGGAGACTTTGAAAAAGACTTTATTCAGCATTGGGGTAGCCTTGAACAATGGTGCAGTTGGTGGAACGAATTCAGAAGTAAAATAAAAGTAAAATTTGAAAGAGTAAATTATTTACTAGTAAGNCAACAAACAGATCAAGCAGATAAAATACATGATTTTTTAGATGTAGATGGAAACAAAATATTGTGGCTAAGTAATGTATATCACTACAAACCTACTTCGATGTTTCACGGACTAATCGACAGAGTCAGAGCGCAAGACTACTTAATAAGTAGAATACCAGCAACTGTACATATATTTGGAGATTTTGCAATGCCTTATGGAAATCCAGGTTTGACAAAAGACAAATATATTAAAGTTGAAAAAATAGCACAGAATTTTTTGAATCAAACAAAAAATAATTAAGTGCGTAGTTAATGGAATAAATACGTTATGAGTAAAGTATCAGAAACATTTTGTATCTTACCGTGGGTACATCTAAGCACAAGACCAGACGGCAGTATGCGAGTTTGCTGTACTGCAAATGCCAGCAGTGTAGGCGCAACCAACGACAAAGAACATGGCGGACAAGTTGGTATTCTTAAAACAGATGATGGCAAGCCAAACAACTTAAATGTAACAGATTTTCAAACTGCTTGGAATAGTCAGTACATGAAAAATGTTCGTAAGCAAATGATGAATGGCGAAAAGCCTCCTAGTTGTTTAAAGTGTTATAGAGAAGAAGAAGCAGGACATAATAGTAAACGTATGTGGGAAACTGCATATTGGAGTCAACGCACTAATGTAGATGACTTGATAGCAAACACAACCGAAGACGGCGAAGTGCCTCCACAACTAGCATATATTGATTTGCGTTTTGGAACAAAATGTCAGTTGGCATGTGTAATGTGTTCACCACACGATAGTAGTGGTTGGATAAAAGACTACAAAAAGATTTTTCCTGCTGTTGAAAATGAATCTCTAAAAGAAACAATGCAATGGCAAGACAAAGGTAGCACCAACGGCAGTAGTTATAACTGGCACAAACAAAATGATGTGTTTTGGGATCAGTTTTACGAGCAAATGCCAAGTATGCAACAGATATATTTTGCAGGTGGCGAAAGTCTTATTATCGAGGAACACTATGAAATACTTGAACATGCAATTAAAATGGGTTATGCAAAAGACCTTGAACTACGTTACAACTCAAACGGAGTTGAATGGAGAGATGATTTATTTGATCTATGGAAAGAATTCAAGCTGGTGCGTTTTCACTACTCGGTAGATAGCATACACGAAATGAATGATTATATACGTTATCCAAGCAAATGGAAACGTCAGGAAGAAGTGTTTCGTATTTTAGATACACAGACTAGTAATAACGTAGAAGTTACAGTTGCATGTGCAGTGCAAGCATTAAACATTTACTATTTGCCAGACTTTATCAAATGGAAGTTAGAGCAAAAGTTTAATAAAATAAACATGTGGCCGTTTGGTGCAGGTGGTATAAACTACCACTTTGTTTACCATCCTCCGCACTTGAATGTTAAAGTACTGCCAGAATGGTTTAAAGCAGAAGTACGTAAAAAGTATGAAGAGTTCTATCCATGGTGGGAAGAAAACTGGGAACTAGGTGTTCCTAGTTGGCACAAAGGCAAAGTCACAAAGAGTATGTGGGAAGCTGCTCCGTATGGTAAGAAAAGACTAGAAGGTATGCTTAGTTTTATGGAAAGTGAAGACTGGAGTAGACGCTTGCCTGAAATGAAAGAATTTATAGAATTGTGTGACAAACAGCGTGGATTACATTGGCAAGATGTATTTCCGCAAATGAAGGATATATTCAAAGATGTCTGATACATTTTGTCCTATTCCTTGGATATTTCAAGCAGTAAGAGCAAACGGCGACATACGTGTATGCTGTCAAGCCAATGTGACAAAAAACAAAGGTGTAATACGAAAAGAAGATGGCACTGCATATAACGCTGGTGTTGACGTTTTAGAAGATGCTCGAAATGCCGACTTCATGAAAACTATACGTTCTAATATGCTTACTGGCAAGTGGAGCGAAGAGTGNGGACGTTGCCGTAGTGAAGAAGAAACAGGACTCAATAGCAGACGACAATACGAACAACAAAATTGGCCAAAGTTCACTAAAGAAAAAGCAATGCAGCAAACTGAATTTGACGGTAGTATTGATATAGACGAAACACCTGTTGAATATTATGATTTACGCTTTGGTAATTTTTGTAACTTAAAGTGTAGGATGTGTGGACCTACTGATAGCGATGCATGGTACGATGATTGGATAAAACTTACAGGTAAAAATACTTTTAAAGATACTAGTGGCGAAATTGAAATTAAACAAATTGGTAATAAATTGTGTGCTACTGAATTTGATTGGCCTAATTACGAACCATTTTGGGAACAACTTGAAGCAAATGCACAAAATATTAAGCATGTGTACTTTGCTGGTGGCGAACCGTTGTTAATTGAAAGACATTACGATTTTTTAGAACGCTGTATTGAAAACGGAAGTGCAAAACAAATGATTGTAGAATATAATACAAACATGAGCACACTGCCTCCTAGAGTTGTTAAACTATGGGAAAGTTTCAAACAAGTTCGTGTAGGTGCAAGTGTTGATGGCATGGGTGCAGTTCTTGAATATCAACGCCATCCTGCAAAATGGAACAAAGTTTTAAAAAATTTACAAATACTAGATAATACTCCGCCTAATATAATGGGTTGGTTAGCATTTACAGTTACAGCATACAACGTACATCATATGATTGATTTTATGAAATGGAAATTAACAGAAAGTAATTTTAAAAAAATTAATAGTACCAAAAAACGTCCTATAATTACCAATCATGTAGCGCACCATCCTAAGCACCTTAACATAAGAGTGTTACCAGATGAAATGAAACAACGTATAGTTGATGAGTTTAATTTGTTTATCGAATGGTGCCAAGAAGCAGATCTATCAGAAAATACTTTTAATAAAGCATTAGATATAAAAAATAGTATTGTCAAGTATATGACTAGTGATAGTTATTATGATACACACTGGAACGAGTTTTTAAAATACACACAAGACTTAGATAAGATACGCAATGAAAACTTGTTAGATGCAGCACCAATTTTTTCGGAGTACATATGATAATTACAGGAAATATAAACGAAGGCGTAGCAGGAGCTTTATATAAAATATATCCATATGCTCAATATTGTAGTAAAAGTACGGGCTTTGATTTAAGTTTAAGAACAGACCAAGTAAAACTAGCTGAAATGGTTCTTGATCATGATGTTTTTATTAACTGTGCAGCTCTTTATAAATTTCATCAAACAAACTTA